TGGCCAGCAGGCCCGCCACAAAGCCTTGCGGCGACACCAGGCGCGTCACACCGTTCACGGTATCGAGCCAGTACACCCAATCGCCGAAGAGCAACTTGAAGGCGTAGCTGTCGATGCCGGCCGTGCTCTTGGTGCTGACCGCGTTGGCGATTGTGTCGCCAGCCGGACCCACACCGATCATGTAGATGCCCTCGGACAGACCGAAAGACACCTGCGTCGCCCACGTGGTCGAATCCGAGCAGTCAGCGAGCATGGCCACCGACACGCCCTGATTGCGCAGGGCATACATGCCCTTGCGCGGCACGGTGTCCTGGCCGATCAGTACTGAGCCGGAGATCGTCGTTGCGCCGTCGGTACCGCTGGCCAGAGTGAAACTAGCGGCCACGGGCGCGCTGGTGCTGGCGCCGGCAGCGGCCGTGATGATCTGCGACGGACCGCGCTGCACGCTGGTGCCGTTGTTGATCGCAGCGGCGATGGCCAACCACAGCGCGTTGCCGGACAGGCCCGCGCCAATGTTGTCGAACACCTCGGGATTGAGCGTCGGCGCGGCCACCGTCACCTTCCAGGTGTTTGCGGCGCTGCCGGCGGCGAGCGCGACAGTCACAGTGTTGCCAAGCGTGCCGGTGTACTTCGCCGTCAGGGTCAGACCGTTGGTTTGCACGGTCGCCGTGGCCGCCGTGTCGGTGCCGTCGGTCACGCGCACGCAGCGGAAGTTGTTGGCGCCCTGCTGGACGGCCACAGCCACCGCCGTTCCCATGTCGTACGTGCGATTCTGGATCGCGCCGAAGGCCTGGGCGTACATGGCCATGTTGCCGATGATGGTCGGCGAGTTGGTGGGTCCCCAGGTTGCCGTGCCGACGACGCCCAGCACGTTGGTGGGCACGCCGTTGAGCAACGCCACCTGCGGCGGAACAATCTGGACGTACAAGTCCGGGACGATGAGGGCAGTCGTATTGATGCTGCCCTGCTGGACGATCGGCATTCGCGCCTCCGAGAAACGAAAAAGCCGCCCGGAGGCGGCACAAAGATGGGGATGCCGCGCGCAGGCGGCGAGGGTTGATTACTTCTTCGCCTTCGGAGGCGCGTCGTCGGAGACCTGCACGACGTATGCGGACTGCTCACTGGCCAGCACGGCCTGGATGGCGTCCTGGTCGGTGATCTCGTCGCCCGGCTTGTAGGTGCCGAACGGCACGTTCACAACCAGTTTCATGGGTCACTCCACGATGGTCTTGATGGGGAATTGCGCATCGAGCGACGGACCAGCGCTGACGTTCTCGATGGTCGCAGTGATCTGCGTGAGCGTCTGGCTCTGGAACGTCGAAAACTCCGCCGCGTACATGAGATCGCGCCTGTAGATGCCCTCTTTCTGCTGGCTGTCGTCCTGGCGGCTGCTCTTGTAGCGCAGCGTGGCGCTGCTCTGGTCGGCCAGAGTGAGTCTAGTAATACCAGACAGCGCGGAATTGATCGCAGAAGCAATCGGGTCGCGCTGGTCGAAGCAGTTGGCCCAGACAGTGACCATAAAGCCCTGCTCCTCCCGGCGCGTCTCACGCACCGCGACACCCTGGCCGCCAACGCGCGGCGAGATGTACTTTGCGCCCGGGATTGTCACCACCGCGCCCGACGCCGTCGCCGTCTGGTCAACGTTCACCAGCGCAGCGAGCGCGGCGGCGATGCCGGCCAGCGTGTCGCCAGCCTGCACCGCATAGATATAGGCCTTGTTGTCGACCGCCAGTGCCGCATTCTGCGGCGTGCTCACCGTGCCGCCGACCGTCACGGCCTGGCCGGCCAGCGTCAGGGTCACGGTATTGACCGGCGCCGACGGCGTCGACCAGTCCGACATGCTCGAGTCGACCACCCGCAGCATGTTCGGCTGAGGAAAGACCGACACGTGAATCTTGCCGGCGGCGAGATCCGCGCGCAGCTGCACAGAATCCGGCCATCCGCTGTACACCAGAACCGGCGCGCCGGTAATCGATGGCTGGCTCGTCCCGTTCGGGTACACAATGCCGGCAATCGTCGTCACCAGCGCCGCGGAGACGTCTGAAATGTCGGCCATTTACGGGTGAACTTCGTTGACGTTGAGTTTCCAGCCTTGATCGGTTCGCTGCGCGCCCGCCACCTGAAACCGCCGCGCCACGTCCATGTCATCGATGAGGATGTCACCCGCGCCGAACTGGATAGGGACGCTCGCTGGCATCATGACCACAAAGCCATGCTCATCGGCTGACGTCGGCAGCACATCGTGCTTGCGCGTGCGACCGCCGAACAGGATCGATGCTGGCCATCCTGCGCCGCCCTTTGTACCGAGCACATAAGTGTCTTCTGTCGCGCACTTGCCAGAGTAGCCCACGGCCCCAACGCCGCTCGGCGTCGTCGTGCGCGTGACCCACACCTTTGCGTTGCACTCCACCGTGAGGATGGGCAACTCGTCCTGCATCCCAGCGATGAAATGCAGGTTCGTGCCGCGCTGCAGGTAGTCGCCGACCTGAGTTAGCCGTCCGTCGATCAGGCAGTACCAGTATGGCTTGTCTGGTAGGTTCGGCTTCGTGTACGTCCAGTCTTGGGCGTTGAACGAGGCGTTCAGGCTGGCGACCTTGTTGGTCAGCGGGTCGGCCGCGCTGGCCGGGCGGAACACGTCATAGACGTAGCCGATCCGCTTGGCCGACTTGCCATAGCCCGCGTAGATCTTGGCTTGCAGCTTGGCTGCGTCCATCGGTTTTCCTCAATTAAGGATCAGTGCATCGATGCCGTTTCCGCAGTCGGTCTGAAAGTGGCATGCCACCGACACTGCTTCTATCGCGGAGCAGCCGAGATGCATAGCCGCCTCCGCAAAGTCGCGGCCGGAACCGAATGCAGCCCTCTCCGACTCGATCAGAATGGGGAAAGGACCTGTGCTGTACACCGCTAGACTGCTGCGGCAGATCACAATCAACGAGGCCAGATCCTCGCGGGCCTTCGCCGGGAAATCTCGCGGCACGGCGCCAGCCTTGAACCACTCGCGAATCTCGGCTGCGACATCCCAGTCGCCAGTCATCGCGAGCAACTTCTCGCCGTGACGCTGAATCTTGGTGACGGTGCGCGCCAGCCCGACCGACGTGGCGCGCTTGTCGGCGGCTAACGTCTTGCCATCCCACGCGATCACGGTCATGTCAGGCCCTTGCTACGCTGATGCCGCCATCGCCGAGAATCGGGCCAGGCGCAAAGCCGATGAACTCGCACAGCCGGCGTCGCCACGAGTCAAAAAGACGATCACGATCACGCTGCTCGTTGGCGTTGTGCCGCCACACTGCAGCCTGCTCGGTGTCGAGGTTGTCACTCGTAGCAGGAATCGCGGATTCGAGCGTATAGAGGTTAGTCAGGTACGTATTGATCAGCACCGACTCTTCGCTCGCCGATAGCGTGGTCAGACGCTGGTGCAGCGACATGATCACCATGCCAAAACGACCGTAGACGATGTCCTGATCATTCGTGATCGTCATCGTCGTGCCGGCCAGCGGGTAGCCCATGAAACGCCGCACATCGGTCAGTTGGGCATCGGTGAGCATGCTTTAACCCTTGTTTGCTTCGTCCAGCAGTGCCTGAAGGTCCACCTTCTTGGCGCCTTCCGGGATTTCCACACCCTTTTCGGTCAGCGCAGCCTTCAGGTCGGCGACGCTGAGCGACTTGTCCACCTTCTTGGCGCCTTCCTCGTCGAAGACCTCGTGTTCTTTCGTCAGATCGGTCTCGTTGATGACGATGTAACCCAGTGGGTTTTCATCGGTCACGGGAGAGACGATCTTCACGGTTTTCAGTTCCATGCTCACTCCGAGGTGAATACGGGCGGCCAGACTGCGCCGCCCGTGGACGCTTAACCAAGCAGCGCGGCGATGTGGTTCTGCTTGATGGCCTGCGTACCCCACGCCAGACGCACGTGGTAGACCAATTGCATGAATTGGCGGTACACGGCGATGTCGAACACGATGCCGGTCACCGGATCGGTGATTTGCATCACGTCGTCAGCCATATCCATCGCTTTGCCATCCGGGCCGATCGGCATTTGCGGCGAGCGCGTGATGAGCTGAATTGCCGACTTGCTGAACGCGAGGTTCGGGGTGGCGGTATTGCCGACCGTCATAGCGGTCGCCGACGTGCCGATCGCCTGCAGCAGCCCGGGCGCTGCGAGCGTGATCTGGCCCGGAGCGGAGACGCCAGTTGCGACCACATACTTGTTGGAGTCGCCCGCGAATGTCACCGTGTCGCCTGCCAGCACCGTGCCGGTACCGGTGATGAGGGTGATCTGCGTGGCGCCGACTGCGTAACCGGCGGTATCAGTTGTGTAGCTCGCGCCAGTGCCCTTGGTAACAGCCTTGATGGCGGCCGAATTGCGAATGGCCATGCCTTCCAGC